CAGGTTACTCTGGCTCTGGAGTTTCTGGCTATTCTGGAGCGGGAACGTCTGGCTATAGTGGTGTTTCTGGTTATAGCGGTGTGTCAGGTTACTCTGGCTACTCTGGTTCTGGCGTTTCAGGTTACTCTGGCTCTGGAGTTTCTGGCTATTCTGGAGCGGGAACGTCTGGCTATAGTGGTGTTTCTGGTTATAGCGGTAAATCGGGTTATTCGGGCTCTGGTGTTTCAGGTTATTCTGGTTTAAATTCTGGTTATTCTGGTAGATCGGGCTACTCAGGCACAAGTGGTTACTCTGGTTATAGCGGTAAATCGGGTTATTCGGGCTCTGGTGTTTCTGGCTATTCTGGTTTAGCTTATCCGTGGGAGGGTACGTGGCTTTCAGGAACTCTTTATCAAGTAAATGACACAGTTGGTTATCTCGGTAATGGTTATGTTTCGATCCAAAGTGGCGTTGGTCAGACTCCTGTTCCGAGTGGAACGCCTTATTGGAATCTTGTGTCTTCATCTGGTTATTCTGGTGTTGCTGTTAGTGGGCTTACAGGAACTAAAGTGTATTATGTTGCCAATACAAGTGGTGGCACCGTCACTCGAAAACTTACGTTTATAAACGGTATTTTAACGTCAGAAACATAATACAGTATCGAGTTATGGGCTTAATATTATAAGCTGCTTCTTCCTCGCCGACTTACTGCATAATTGTGGTATAATAAAGTTAAATATTGTAAGAGGAGTCATATGTGAAAATATTGTTAATACATCCACCTCATCCTAACTCAACCGACGATAGACTCGACCCTCCAATGGGTCTTCTCTATATAGCGTCGCATTTAGAGAAGAACGGAATAGATATTGATGTTCTAGATTTGTCGGGATTTACTAGTTGGGATATTCCATTTGCCGATATCTATGGAATAACGTCATATATTGCAACATTAGATATTACTGAGCAGATAGCGAAATTATGCAAAACGGTCAATCTTAAGTCGCGAGTGATTATAGGCGGGGCTCATGCATCGGTTCGACCACAAGACTTCCCGTATGCTGACAAGGTAGTTAGAGGCTATGGCGAAGGTCCAATGCTGGCTCTTTGTGGTAAACAGGCGACAGTGAACCTATTTGAGTTCCCTGCATTCAACAAAGTCGACTTAGGGTCCTATTCAAGGCTAATAGATGGTAAGCCCTCGGTTCCGTTTCTAACATCAAGAGGCTGCCCGTTCAAGTGCAGCTTTTGTGGCCTGGCTTCAATGCATAGTATTAATGGTCGGTACCACATGATGAAACCTGACGTGGCCTCATCGCAGCTCTCACGTATCAAAAACGAACTTGGTATAGATCGGCTAAACTTCCAGGACGACATCTTTACAATGAACCGTCCTCGCTTATTTGAGATACTCAAGTCGGTGAAAGAGCTAGGGTTCCGATTCCGCTGTATGGGTAGAGCGGGTTATGATACAGAAGAGACTTATGAGAAACTAGCCGAAGCTGGTTGTGGTCAAATAGCATGGGGAATAGAATCAGGTTCTCAATACATGCTTGACCGTATGCGAAAAGAAATAAAGGTTCAAGACAACTATAATGTTATCAAATGGGCTAAGAAATATGGCATAGTGTCCCGGGCTTTCTTCATGATAGGTTTCCCTGGAGAGACTAAAGAAACAATAGAGGAAACAAAGCGCTTTATAGAAGAATCGGACCCAGACCAATACTTCGTTTCAAACTTTGTGCCGTATCCTGGGACTGAAGTTGCTGAAAATCCTGAAAAGTATGGCATTATTGGTATGTCCTACGATTATAGCAACTATTTTCAGGTTTCTAAAGATGGAACTGGCGGATGCAACATAGATACAGAATGGCTTTCTAGAGAGCAATTTAAAGAACTCGAACTAGAGTTTAGGGAATGGGTTAAAGCAAGAGGAATGAGAGGAGCTAAACAAAACTATGAAAGTTAGCATCATAATCGCAACTTACAATCACTTAGAGGATTGTCTAAAACCGTGTTGTGAAGCACTTCAAAAATATGTAAACTTTGACGAATGCGAAGTGATCATTGCAGCAAATGGATGCATGCATGATACAAGGGAATATGTTGAAAGCTTAGGCAAAAACTTTAAGCTTCTCTGGTTCGAAAAGCCAGGATTTGCCTTACCCGTCAATGAAGCCGCTAGAATTGCTCAAGGAGAATATCTATTATTTCTCAATAATGATTGTTTCTTTTTGAAGGACGACGTAATTGATCTTCTTGTAGCAGAGTTTGAAAAGAATCCAAAAGCAGGCATTGTTGGACCTGAATTTTGCTACAACGAGTATGCTGACACGAATTATATAAAGTTCTATTGCACAATGATGCGTCGGGACGTCTTCAATAAGCTCGGCATGTTTGACACTCTTTTTGCTGATGGCACTTGCGAAGATGTCGATTTATGTATAAAGGCTGTTACTGCGGGCTATGAACTAGTAATGGTGACACTCCCAGTTTTTCACAGATTTGGGGTGACAGTCCGAGAATTAAAAAACATAAGCTCTATTTTGACTCGTAATGCGTTTAATCTTGGCAAGAGATATAATTCTAGATGGTATCAGAGTGTTCAAGAGCAAATAGTAGATCGAAGTTCGGTATCGATTGTTATCGCGACGTATAACCATTTGGATGATTGTCTAAAACCATGTATCGAATCAATTAAAAAATATTGTAACTTCGAAAATAAAGAAGTTATCATTGTTGCTAACGGCTGTAAAGACGGAACTCGAGAATATGTCGAAAGTTTGGGAGAGCCGTTTAAGCTTCTTTGGTTCGATGAAGCGGTTGGAGCTGCTAAAGCGTATAATGCTGGTATAAGAGAGGCTAAATACGATAATATTCTTCTTCTTAATAATGACGTATTCTTTTTAGAGCAATCGGTGGATACTTTAATAAACATGCATTTGATACATTTTAACGATCCAAAGGTCGGAATAGTTGGCCCCATCAAATCTTTTAGTCCGCCTGTAGGAAGAGAGTTTATTATCTTCTTCTGTGCGATGATAAGAAAATCGGTCTTTGACAAAATTGGTTATTTGGATGAAATCTTCATCGTAGGCGCAGGCGAAGATACGGATTTCTGTATTAGAGCTGAAGCTGCTGGTTATACTTTAGCAGTTGCGGGAGAAATGACGGGTCATGATCATAAAGAAGGGCAAGTTACTGGTTCGGTGCCCATTTTTCACAAGGGTGAAGCAACTGTTCACGATGAATCTTTAGTTTCAGGGTGGAAAGAGATATTCGAACGTAACGGAAAGATTCTTGCTGAGAGGTATCCGAAAGTAGAGATAGAAAAAGATGAACGTAAAGAGATTCTATGTGTAATCCCGACGAAAGGCAGATACTTTACGACACTTCCTCTTGCTATAGAATCAGTTATTTTACAGACAGTGAAACCAGATAAACTTACCATTTATGATGATGGAGAGCATAAGGATCTTAGACAGGTTCCGACGTATCAATATTTATTCAATTCGTTGGATTCTGTTGGTATAAAGTGGGATGTAGCATTTACTCCCGGCATAGGTCAACATCATGCTCATCAGCATTCAAATACATCAGATTATAAATATGTGTGGCGACTTGATGATGACACCGTAGCAAGACCCGATGTTCTAGAAAAGCTTTTATCTCATATGAAAGATGATATCGGAGCAGTTGCAGGTTCAGTAATAACACCAGGTCAAGAAGCAAAATCTGATTTTTATGGAACGAATATTTTAGATATAAATAGATTTCCTAATATTCAATGGGCTCGTGGCCAGGGCGTCTATGAGGTAGAGCATCTCTATAGCTCATTTTTATATCGATCAAACGTAGTTGATTATTGCTTAGAGCTTTCAAGGGTTGCTCACAGAGAAGAAACGATATTTACGCATAGATTATTTAGGGCGGGATACAGGCTTCTGGTCGATCGGTCTGCTGTTACTTATCATTATCGCAATCCAGAAGGAGGAATAAGGGCTGAGACCGATAAAACTTTATGGGATCAGGATGAAAAGATTTTTAGAAGTGAATTAGAGAAATGGGGCTATAAGATGATAGCGCTTTCTCATGGCCTGGGCGATCATCTGATGTTTGTAAACATCATACCAGAGCTCCTAAAGAAATGTAAAACACTTGTTCTATTCTGCGTTTATGGCGAAGTATTTTTTGGTCTTCCGAATGTTGTATGTCTGCCGTTGGGGTGTGCAGCAGCATTTGGAGTTATAGAAACGGGAGTTTACGAGTATATGACAAAATATAATTGGAAGAGGAGCATGGTAAAAGCTTATGAACAACTATATCTTAATTAGCCCATGGTCGAGGGAGCTGAGGGATAAATCGCAAAATCCAAAGAATTATCCTTGGTGGCCAGAAGTAATCGAAGGACTTAAAGATGATTACGATCTTATACAGTTAGGTATTGCAGGTGAAACAAAATTAGTTGAAGATTTTAGAATAAATCTTTCATTAAGAATTATTGGTGAGCTTCTTTTGGCTCCAGAATGCTTTACATGGATTGCTGTAGACAATTTCTTTCCGCATCTAGCTCATGTAGTAGGGAAAGAGCCGGGTGTCGTCCTCTGGGGCATATCAGATCCAAATATATTTGGCTATAGAGAAAATAAAAATCTGCTGAAGGCTAGAAAGTATTTACGAGAACAACAATTTCAAATCTGGGATGGCTTGACTTATGATCCCAGGGTTTTTGTGTCTCCCGAGCGCGTCATAGAAGCAGTGAGAGGGTAAAATGTTATTTTTTGTTCGAACGACTAAAGGCTTAGGCGATAGCACTGTTTATGCACGATTGAAAAACACGACCGGGCAGTATTGGGATTTTACTGCTCTGTCATGGGTCTCAGTAGAGAATGCTGATTGTAAAGTGCTTCTCTTTGAATACGCGGATAGCGACACATTCGAAAGCCTCTACATGACTGATGCGGAGATTCCTGTAGGCGGTCCCTGGATAGAGGAAGCTGTTGATGGTACTGGTTCTGTAATCGCGTTTGATAATAATGTAATGGGAGAACTAGAATCGATTCCTTCTGCTGGCGGAACAATACAAGAGAAAATAGAGTTCATCTTTCAGTATCTAGCTAGTAAGAGAACTGCAACAAGCACTCTTGAAACAATGTATAAGACGGGTGGCTTGGCTTTAGGTACAGCTGTTCTGTCAGACGACGGTACTACATTCACTAAAGAGAAAGTACAATAATGGATGCTAGGCAGAGACGAATGTGGGTTTTACCGGCGCCTAAGGGCGGCTTAGACAAGCGCGATAGATATGCGATAGGCATCTTCTATTCGTTTGGCTTGATTGTTTCTGCGATTGTGAAGCCTATAAGAATCATTTTTGATGCGCTACAGGGACCCGTAGCGTTTATATCACAAAAGGCATCAAATGTATTCAGATCAGTACGAAAGACGAGTTAAGACTGTTAATTTATAAACTAAATTGATGATTTTTGACGAGAGAATCGAATGAATATTGTTTTAGTGAAGACTGTGAAAGGCTCGGAGCGCCCTGGACATAAATATATTCGTCGTATTCCTCTTCCAACTGGTGGATATAAATACATTTACCAGGAAGCTAGGGAGCGAACTCACAAAATAATCCCGGTTAAGAAACGCATCAAGAAAATTGAAGAAGTTCCTGAAATTCGTCCTACGCAAAAAGAAACTCCCTATAAGAAAAACATTGCATCTACGGGTAACTCACGAATGATGTCGTTGTCTGACAAGTTCTTCAACTTGTCACCGTCGGCCCGACAGGACGCATTGAATCAGGGCAGAGACAAGCTCAAGTCTTTTGTATCTAAGCTTGGTGAGCTTGGAATTAAGAATCGTGAATCGTTTGCTGAACACGCAAGACTAAATGGTCGACAGATTCTGGCTGACTTCTTTGGGCTAGACGACAGTCATTTCAACTCAGAGTCAGGTGACAAGTTTAGAAACTACATTGATGTTTCATTCTCTAAAGATGGAAACTATGTCGCTTTCAACTACGCCGACAAGTTCTTCTTTGATTCAATCAACAAAGAGTATGCTGATAAGCAGCGCCCTAAGTGGTCTATGCAAATGAGGATGTCTAGAGGCATTACATTCGACACTCAGACTGGCGATGTAGTGTCTTTTCCGTACGAGAAGTTCTTCAACATGAATGAATATATTGACGGAGACCTTGCCGGCTTGGCAAAGAAGGTAGCAACTCAGAAATACATCGCAACCGAGAAGGTTGACGGTATTCTTATTCATGCGTTCTATGACAAGCACAGCGATAAGGTCAGGCTCGGCACAAGAGCAATGCTAGACCCTGATGGAAAAGGCTTCATTGATACTGCCGAGAACTTGATGAAAAGAGGCGGTCGTTACGACGACATAAAGACGCTTCTGCAAAATGGCAACTCAATGATTTTAGAGCTCATCGACCCTAAATACAGGGTAGTCATTGGATATGGTAAGAAAAGCTCACTTGTCCTACACGGCGTAAGAGACTTAAAGTCATCTAAAATGCTTGACTTTAATGAAACAGGCTCGATGGCTAAGAACTTCGGATTGGGTGCAGTGGGTGGTAGACAGTTCAACAGTTTCCAGGAGCTATCCGATTTTCAGGCTAAGTCTAAAGAGGATGTAGAAGGATTTGTTCTTCGCTTTGAAGACGGCTCAATGATTAAGGCGAAGACAGAAGCCTATTTTGATAAGCTTAAAGGGCTGAAGGCTCTATCGTACCCTAAGATTGCAGAGTCTATTCTCAACGGCGACGACTGGAACACCTTCAAGTATGAGAAGATAAAGTCTGAAGAGCTATTTGATGTTGCTGATAAGTATCGTGCTGATGTAATAAAGCAAAGCGACAAGTTTAATGGATTTTTAACAGGATTTGTTGATAAGCTTTTGACTGCGGCAGATTGGGAATCCTACGGCAAGCAACAGAAGCTTGAAGCAATGGCAGAGTTCAATCATGCATATGTACGTGCTTCTAGAACAGGCGTTATTGATTCATCTAAGCTGTCGGTAGATGACTTTAGATTAGCAATGAACTATCTTATCAATGCTCGGCTTAAAAACGAAAAATCTGATGTAGATTCATACAATAAGAAACTGATGGGCTTGACGGTAAGAACGCTTGCCACGGGCGCATGGATGGGCGAGAAGTTGAATGAGTTAGAGCGTTCTTACACGATTATGTCTTTGACTAAAGATTTCGGCGGCACCGTTGGCGGAAGTGGAGACTTGTCTGTAGGGACGGCCGGCTTGGCTAGTCTTGCAACAGACAAAGGTAGAGTTTACGAATTAGACAAAGAAGAGAAAGAAAAACGAAAACGACAAAAGATGCTAGAGGATTAGATGATAATCTATAAAACAGTCAATCTATTGAACAGTATGATTTATGTTGGTAAAGCGTGCGGCCGAAATGTTACTAATGGTTATCTCGGCTCGGGCACTTATCTGAAACGTGCAATCAATGTGTATGGTAAAGAAAACTTTAGACGAGTAACAATAGACGTTGCTAAAAATAAAGCAGAGCAAAATCAAAAAGAAATCCGCTGGATTTCCTTTTATGATTCTAGAAATCCCTCTGTGGGCTATAATATTGCTAAGGGCGGTGATAGCGGATTTACTGATTGTCATCATTCCGAAGAGTCAAAACGAAAAACGGGTATGTCTTTAGTCGGTAATAAAAACAGCCTTGGCCGTGCACCGTGGAACAAAGGAATAAAATGTCCCGATGTTAGTGCAAGAATGATGGGCGAAAACAATCCGATGTTCGGAAAAAAGATGCCAAAACATAGCGTTAGAATGACGGGTCAAAATAACCCAATGTCTAGAACAAATAAAGCCTTACGACAAGGAGCGTCTAGATAATGGATAATTTTAAAGTTCGATTCGTCCGAAAAGCTCAGAGCTATGGAGTTCCCAAAGGGCAGCAAGTAAAATCTTCTTCGCAAAACTCAACATTGGGGTTGGAGAGACCTGGACACAAATACATCAAGCGTGAAAATCTTGGCAACGGAAAATATAAGTACATCTACGAGGAAGCAAAGGGCTCCAAAGCGCCTTCAGATAAAGACCAACTCGCAATGGTTGACGACATGAAAAATGCCGTTTCTCAGAGCAAGGAGTTCAAGCGATACAGTAAGTACTTCGAACAGAAGGACTACAGTAATGTCGCTACTGCTATTAATGCACGTGGTGAAGAAATAACGCCAGAATCTTTCACTCAAGAGCTCACTAATCTCAAGGGCGTACTTGGCACTAAGGTTTCTGAATATCTTCCTGCTGGTGTCGCTGTAAAAGAATATCGGTCTATGCTCAACATGGCCGGCTCAAGGACTACTGAATACAATACTAAGATAACTAATTCACTAAAAGGAAACGATGCAAATGGCTAATATGATTAGCATTGCAACATTGTTCGACCTTTTAAAGACTAAAGTCGGATGGATGAATCCGCATCACAAATACATTTATCGCATCTCACTCCCGGGTGGCGGCTATAAGTATGTTTATCATACGGGCATAACAGGAAAAAATCCTGAAAAAGATGAGGGTGCTGAACCACGAATTTTCTCTAATGAAGAAGCTGCTGAACACGATAAAGACCCTGAATTCGTTAAAGCTCAAGAAGAAGCAATTACAGAGCTCATAAACTTTGCAAATCCTGTTTTGGTCGAAAAATATGTTAAAGACATAAAGAGTAATTTTAATAGCGTTTACGGGCCAATGTGGGAGATTTTTGCCGCAATAAGCGAAGTGAAAGACTTTACTGACGGAATGAATAAAGTAAGATACTTGATAGAAACATATAAAGATCCAATGCATCAAAAGGTTTTAAGGGAATTTGCGAGCCGCGTTGCTGCCTTTAAAAAGACGGGTGAAGATTTTCATTTGCAAAGAATGGTTCACGATAATAAGACTCAATGGAAGTTTTTAAATAAAGTATCGAATTTAATTGCTGGTATCGATTTTAAATATTTCCGCCTTGCATCTACGGCACACATTCAAGAGGGCGGACGTGTTTCGGACGTTGTTGTTATGGATGTTAGAGAGGACGTAAAGAACGATCTTGGAATATTATTTGTTAATTTTAACGTCGGTAAGCTTGGAGCCCTCGGCCTTTCACAAAAAGTGTTTTCTCAAAAGGGCAATATTGATTTAAAAAGCAACGCTGCAGGTGCTGCTACAAGGCGATTTATTAATATCGCTGATGATTTAATTAAGGCAGGATCTACTAAAATGGGTACTGCTTTAAGAGAATGGTCGGTTAAAATGCAAGATGCATTTGATGGTTCTCATAAAGATGCCGAATGGATTTCATATAAATATCCTGATCATGTTCGTAGGCGTAAAGAAAATAGCAACTTTGAAAGACTCGGTGCAAAAAAATTTAGAAAGTGGATTAAAGATAAAACGCCTGAAGCTGCAACAATGACTAAGACGCAAAAAGATATCGCAGAAAAATACCGCGATAATGAGAAAAGAATTTCACATGACATTTATACATGGAGATCGAGAAAGCTAGAAAAGGTATTACATGATGCGCTTAAAGATCCTTTGTTTAACGAGGGTTTTTCTGAAGCGCTCTTTGATATTTATGCTGGCGCATTTCATGATCAATATGTCTCTGAGTTGGCCATGGTTATGCCGTCATATGATGACAAAACACAGAAGAGCGAAATATATATTGCTCTTGAAAGCAAGCTCCGTAAGGAATTAAAAAGGCTTTTATCTCCAGGGAATTTTTCCGTTGAAATGCGAAACATGGGTAAAAAGACGCTAATGGGAAAATCTATCGAAAGCTTCGATAATTTGGTTATAACTGTTAATCGAAAAGGAAAGCCTACTAAAATTGGCGATTTGAGAGTCAAAGAGCACGAAGGAAAGATTCTTACTAGAGCCTATGCTTCGTTTATGTTAGATTTTGTAAGAGATAATAACGAGGTCGATGCTATAGATGTTGGATTAGAAAAACGTGGTCATGGTTCTTCTGGCGTTAATAAGTCTGTGATGATGTGGGATATATTTAAAGCTACGCAGACACTAGACCGCAAGAAGATGAATGCTAAATATATTAGGAAAGAGCTCACAGAATCGGGCAATGTCAGATACATTTACAAAGAGACTAATCCTCGTACAAAGAAGGAAGAGGATGTACCAACAGATAATAGAGATAAGTTCCTTTCATCTGTTGACTCAGTGGATGCGGCATTTAAGACTCTATTTGGAGAGGCAGTATCTGAAATAGATGATGCACATTTTGTTTGCATAAATGCTGGTTGTGTGTCTACAAGAATAACAAAAGAAATAGAACTGCTTCACGATGCCCTGGACGTCCCAGAGAAGCTAAGAAGTC